CCACGGTGTTTGGAACACTGATATGTGTCCAGCGGTCAAACTCGCGAATGATCTGATCGTATCCAATCCCAGAAGCAATGACTGCTTTTACTACCTCGTCAGGCGTCATCCCTGGTACACGGATATCGGCAGCACAACCAATGCGGTGCTGACTAGTGTCCTTTGATCCTACCGCATCATTGACTTGCTTGCAGCGAAAAGCTGAGTTGATCATGATGGGTTTGCCACCAAGGATCTCCTTAACTTGCTCAAGCAACAGGGCTAAACGTTCAAGGTTCTTGGACTCTGATTCGTTTGGCGTGTTATCAAATTGCCGATGGTCAGTATGAGTAAGCTCTTCAAGCGTAAAGTGTTCTGTTATTTTTGTCATTTTTTAATCATTCCCTTGATCTCTTCGGCCTTGTCCTTGGAGCCTTGACTAGATCCAAAATAGAAAGAAAGTACCTGGCCCGCAGCACTTGTGATAAAGCCTAATGCAAAGATAACTAGTTGCTGTTGGTCGTTCGGAGTATCGACAAACATTAAGACACCGATCAACAAGAACGCAATACCAACCACGCCTAAGGCTAGAACAGGAACAACGGACTTTTCTAGCTTAGTAGCGTATTCACTGGTAGCTACGGCAGCATAAGCTTTACGAGCTGAATCCCGATCTTGGGCATCTAACTTGGCATACTCAAGATCTAGTTCTTTAAGCTTCATGGCCATCTCAGGGTTCCCGGTTAGGGCTTGAGTAACCCCTTCGATTGTATCGTCTGGAATACCTAACTTAGACGCGATCCAACCTACGGCAGCTCCACCGGCCGGTCCTGCAACTGCGGTTGCTAATACAGGGGCAACGCCCTTAAGTATTCCTAGTAATGCATCCATTTAAGATCCCCAAGCTAAATAAAAACCAAAGATTATCCAACAAGTTCCAACAACCCAAGCCCACATAAATAGATTAAAGTCGTCATCGTCCTTCATATTACGCCTAGAATAAATTTTAGCCACAAGGTTACGATCAAGGCTGCAAGGAAACAATACCATTGGACTAACCGTACCTTTTTTAGTTCCGTGTTAAAAAACTGCTGATCTTCTCTTTCCAGTTTTTCAATGTCTGTTTTAATTCTGAGAACTTGCTCCCACTCTTTTGTGCCATACTTTTTAATGAAATCAGTTTTAAGACGATGTTCTTCATCACTAATTACCTTTCGTTGTCGATACTCGTCAAGGGCCTTAAAGATGGCCCGTTGCTTTTTAAACTCCGCTTCCTTACGTTCACGGATATGGTCTAACGTCTTTTTTCTTGCTAACTCAATGCCTTCTTTTTGGGCATCTTCAATATTCTTTGCAATCTCCTGACCGGCTTTTCTACCAGTGGCAATCCCTTCGCTAAGTCCTTTAGCCCCGGCTAATAGTCCAAGTTCGTCGGCCACATCAGTTTAACTTCAGTACAATCGCAATTAGCGTGACAATAATAAAAGCGGTTGTGGCAATGATAATCTGTTCAAGGCGCTTTAACCTTGCACAAATACTATCATAGCGCAGTTCACAGACTGCCTCATGACTATTTAAACGTGCTTCTGTTTCATTCATCGCTACCATCATTCAAAGAGTGAATCGATCTCGTCAAGCTTAACGGCTACCATTGCAGCAATGTCATCGAGCACAGTTGCGTCACGGAGACGATTTGCTTGAAGCTCATCATCAATGCTGTACTTAGCACGGATAGTTTTAGGAATCTGGCTGCGAATCATCTGGGCGCGTGGACTGTTAGCCTTGGCCCAGGTAATATCGGCTGCGTTTCCTTCAACCCAATTAGCTTCTTGCGCCTCGTTAAACACCGCCAAGCAAGCATCGTCCATAGAGGCGTAGGTCACATTGTCCTTGGTCCCGTGCCAAATAGGAGCATTGCCAAACCCAGATTCCGGATGGGTATACTCCCCAGTAAATTTATAAAGTTTCATATCTTCTCCTTAAGGATTCATTACCATCCAACGACCGTTATAGCCAGTATCTGACGAAAACTCAGCTTCGCCATTATTGCCATTATGAAGGATTCGGCCGTCTGACATTAATAGTTGGTGGGACAAATTTGAACCATACGGATAACAGGAATTAAAGTGTCCTACAATACTATAGGTTATAAGTCCTGCGTGGCCATCTTCTGAAGACCAAGGACCTGGCATCAAGAAGGGACGGTTATAGGTATAGCCGCCATTATCGCTTCTATACGAGCCCAAGTAATACCAGTAACCCGTTCCATACAGTCTATTAGTAGTGTCTTGGAGCATCCAACCGGTGCCTGCTTCACTGTATCGGTAATTATATATCCGCTTAATTAAATTTCTAGGAAACACTCGGTCGCTATTTGTAGTAACCCCGTTAATATAGGTAAAGGTGCGGGCGCGCGATGTATCGCAAATAGCCCCGGGTTGCGTAGGAGTTGAGGAGTTAGTTGTTGTACCATTACCAATTTGCCCGTTTCCGTTGTACCCCCAGGAATAGAAATTACCGCCGGTGTCGTTGGCGTCACTAGGCAGTCCTTCAATGGCACCCACTAGGATATATTGGGCGTCACCATTTGTTTGGAATTCTTTAAACGTTTGAGACCCACAACGAACAAAAGCCTGTTGGGATGTCGTGTTTCCATTGCCAAGGTTTCCGTATGGATTATATCCGGAGCCATATAGTTCCCCGTTGGTTTTGTGGTAGTAAATTGCTCCGTAATGATTCCAACCACCTGAGTAGTACGAACCAGTATGTACTTCAATATCGTGAACGCTAGTTGCTCCAGAAACTAGCTGTGGAGATGTATAGGCAGTAGTGTTACCAAGCCCTAATTGACCGTTGCCATTCCAACCCCAGGTGTATAGCTGTCCAGTGTTTGTAACCAATGCGACGTTTCGAGGTCTTGCATGAATCATGCGCACGTTACTTACCGCAGACACTAACTGTGGAGTAGTTTGCGGACTAGTAGTGTTACCAATTCCACACTCGCCGTTGCCGTTATAGCCCCAAGTCCATAGACGATAGTTTTGGTCAATTGCAAAAATGGTGCCGTAATCAGATTCACCTCCATTTATTTCTTGAGATACATGCAGTCCAATAATTCGGCAAGGTATGCTACTAACTGAAGCATCAGGACCTAGGTAAGGAACCTTGGTCCAAGAATAACAATCAACAGTGTGTCCTGCTCCTGCGTAGCCGTAACCGTTATAGCCCATAAAAAAGACATCACCATCTTTTGTTAGGGCCATCGCAGACCCTGAGGTTCCAACTTTGTGAATTTGAACAAAATGGTCATTTGCTCTTAACAGGCCGTATTCGCCGCTAAAAGACATAACGCTAGTGAAGTTAGCATGATTCGTGCTAGTAGCAAACTTACCTACCATACCGTACGAAGCGTCGCCACGGGCGACGTACTCAAACTTGTCATTTAAAAAACAAGAGAACTGATGCCTAGTGTAGCCATCTAACTTGGCACTTCTAGGACCAAGACGAGGGTTAGGTAGACCAGCGGCAATGCGTAGATTGTTTCCTCCTACGCTTGCATCACCAAGCCATGGCTCATTTCCTGTTCCAATTGTACCTGACAACGCTCTCCAAGGCCTGACAGTGTTAACATAGGCCGCGTTGCCTTGCCAACCAGTCTGCGCTGCCCAGCTAATAGCTCCGGAATTTGCTGTAAGAACTTGGCCACTTGTGCCTATGCCAAACCGAACAGGAATAGTTCCGTTGTGCGTGGCTAGATCGCCAAGTGTCGTTAGAATATTTACGCCTTGGACCATGACGTCCCAATACGTTGTATTTGTTGGAATAGTACCAACAGCCGGAGGCGTTAGTTTACAAATGTAAACGCTGCTATCAGAGTAGCTGACAACATCGTCTTTCTCATATGCCGTTGCGCCAGAGTAAGCTCCGCGCCACGTAAATTTAATTTTTCCAAGGTCAAGCGTTGCCATGGTTTCTCCTTAAGGTAATGTGCAAATTAAGTGACCAGATGCGTTTACTGAAAACACATTGCCTGAAGCACCTAAAAAATAATCTAAATAGTCTGATTCTACAAAAGCATCTGCTACACCGATCACTGATTTG